CTGCCGCTGCGGGGCCACGATCTCGCTTGAACGTGGGCTTGCCCACTATGAGTTTGAGTGTGGGTGCTGCGGGCTGCACGCCAAAGGCCAGACCAACATCGAGGATTTGGAAATCACCATCCCCTGCAAGTGCGGCAATCCCATCACGTTGCACTGGGACAAGGACAAGCGGAGGTACATCGAATGACCCTTGAGGAAGCCTGCCGCCTCATCGACCCGGCAACGGATTTGGACGCTCTGGCCGAGATTGAATATTACAACGGCTTCAAAGGCAAAGACGCTGCTGCCAAAGCCCTGCACGAGGCCAGCCAGATGGTCGTTGACTTTGTGCGCCAGATGTCATGGCATGATGCCAAGAACCCGCCAATCGCCCATGAAGAAAGCTGGGAATGCGCCGGCGAAAAGCACTGCGCCGTGATAAGCGACATCGTATGGGTGTGCTGCGAGAGCGGCCACACCATGAAAGGCTGGGTCGAAAACGGGACGTGGCGCATTGAGGATGGCCACCGTGCAGAGGATGGCCACTACGGGCATGTGAAGCTGTGGGCACCGCTGTTGGAGCCGCCGGAGGTGAAAAAATGAAAACCATCACAGTTAAGCATGAGGTTTCGCCGGGTCGTGAAAGTTGCGAATTCGGCGGAGATTTTTGGGGCAAAGAGGTGTGCAAGTACCATACGTTTCGTACTCAAACCCACGGACGCAAGGCTCCACCGGAGTACAGAAAACCGAAGTGTTTACTGTTCGACTGCTGGCTTGAACAGCCGTACAAAAAGTGTGAGGCTTGCAAGAAAGCGTGTATGGAGGCTGAATATGACAATGGAACAACTGCATTTCATGGTTGAATCTCCGGCCAACTTTGTCAGACTGGCCTGCACAATTCTCTTTGAAAAAAGAGAAGCAATGGCCGAATGGGCTGCCACATGGCATGACGTGTTCGATTGTGCCAATGGCGAACAGCTTTTTCTTCAGTTCATGGAAGAACTTTTCCCGGATGGCTGCACCATTGGGGAAAAGGAGCTGAATCGGATAACCGACCGGGCAGTCCGCTACTTGCAAACCGAAACCCGCTGCCTTGACCTGAAAGCCGGTCACGATAAGTCTCGGTTTACCTACTGGGTGTCCTTTATTCCTGAACACAAAGTCTATGGATGCGAGTTCGCTCGGCATGAGGAAACCATTATTGAAATCCTTACCGCATTCTTCGGGAAGTCAATCGCAGGTTACAGTCTGGACACTTTGAAGCACTTCATTCTCCGTTCCTTTGAAATCCGCTCTGATAATTCATCGGTACGGTCTATCGCAGAGGATGTGGACTTTATCCAACGGGCGGTATTTGCCCGGAGTTTTGGCAACGGCAAACAGGAGGTGCCGGAATGAAATGGGTTGCGCTTATCTATGCAGCGGAGTGGATTTCAGTGGGGTTGGCGGTGTCAACCGCAATCCACGTCACCGGAAATCTGAGGGCGCTTTGGTTCTTTTTGATTCCGGCATTATTCGGCGTTAGCTATCATGATGGCGATGAGGGAGAGAAAAAATGAAGTACTGCGTTGAAATCTCGGAAGAACAGTTGCGTATCATCAGCGTGGCTGTGGACGAGTATATGAGGCTGCGCATGGGGCAGTTTGAACCCTTGACAGAGGATTTGGTCTTTGATGGAGAGGACAAAAAGCAACTCTATGAGAAACCATACGACATCCGCGTCTATAACGAACGAAAGCATTGCATCGAAACGATGTTTGAGGCTGCCTATAAACTGGCCTACCCACCGTTTGGACACCGGGAGCGGCAACACGATTCATGGGGAACGTGCATCGACCTTGTACACGCTATCGAGCATCAGCAGTGGTTAGATGCCCCAGAAAATAAACGTGAGGCACCGGGCACAACAAACAGGTCATTTGATCCCGTTCCACTGGGGCACGAACCGTTCCCGAAAATCGAGAGGGTGGACGAATGAGCTGTCTGTCTTGCGAGAACTACATACCCCTTAACCCGGCCATCCAGCGCACCGATGCCCAGTGCCAGACCTATACTGTGCCCGGCCTGTGCAAAATTGGTGCAGACCACATAATTTGTGGACTTCCGGTCTACCTTCCGACAGCAAAATGTGATAAAATAATAGAGGCGCCGCCGCAAGACGGTAGCTGAATTATGACGGAGGTAGGTTGTGACATTACAGGAATTGTCCAAGTACTATGACATTCAGATGACCCTCGAAAAAGACCGTGAAGCCTTGGAGCGACTGCGACAAAGAATCACTCCCGCCTCCCCACAACTGACCGGGATGCCCCACACGCCGGGTGTCCGGGATAAAGTCGGAGATCTGGCTGTAGAGTTGGCCGACATGGACGAGCGCATCCGCTGGCTGGAAGAGCTGGCAGCGCAGGAAAAGCCCAAAGTCGAGGCCTACTGCAAGAGCATTGTGGATGCTCGGATGTATCTGGTTTTCAGACTGCGGTTTATCCGCTGCTACTCATGGGCCGAAGTTGCCGGAGTTCTGGGAAAAGGATATACCGAAGATGGGGTCAGCCGGATGGCATACAACTACCTCAACAAAAACTGACCGATAAGCCCTGCATTTGCGGGGCTTTTTATTTTTGCCCCAAAACTGAAATTCAAATCAGAAATCCACACAAAATCAGCTCAAAATTGAAATGAATTTAACTTTTACCCCCTGAAAAGTTGAATTCAAAGTGGAAATCGTTGAGAATCAAGGGGATGGTTTCACTCGCTGTCGGACGTTGTCGGATGGTTTCGGATGGATGCCGAAGCTTACCGATGGATTCAGATGACAACGGACGCTCCGAGTGATATGATTAGGATGCAAAATTCAAATCAAGCCAAGCGGTGCTCACCATTCCCGGTGGGTGCCGCTATTTTATTGCCTGAAAGGAGGATTCCGGGCCGCACGTTGCTCCTTTGCGTGCGGCATCACCGTAGCACCCCGAAAAGCCGAGGTGCTGCAGCTGGGCATTTCGCCGTGCCCAGTCACAAAGAAGGAGATTTTCCATGTATCAGAAAATCAAGGCAAAATTCAAGGCAAACCCCACCATTTTCTACGCCTGTTCCATCGTTGCATCATGGGCAGGAGTCGGCTCCCTGATGAACTTCCGCACGCTGGCCATCAACAACGGCGCTGCTGCGGCTATCATCTGGGCGTTTTTCAACTCGCTGGCCTGTATCTTCTTCGGTCTGTTTGCGGAGTACATCCCGACCGTCCGGCGCATCATGCAGAGCAAGGTGATGTTCTACTTCATCGGCTTTTTGACCGTGTTCCAGACATGGACGCAGATGTCCGGCATCTATGAGATCTTCGGCGACACGCCGATCGGCACCACCGGAGGCACATTGATTGTCTACGGCACCTGCCTTGTGTTCCTGTTTATGCTTCTGAAAGAGGGCATGATTCGGAACGTCCTGTCTGATGGCTTTTCATGGGTGGTTGTTTACGGTCTGCTGGCAGTCGTTGTCATTGCCGCGCTGGTATACACCCACGGTGCATTCGTCAACATCGACCCCGGCCTGACTGCTGCCGGTATCCAGACGGGCCTCTACAAAGGCTTCCTGCTGCTGCCCGGCCCGTTCACTTATCCGTACTACTACTCGCTGTTCTCCTACAACGACAAAAATGAAGATGGCACCCAGCACGGCAACATGAAAAAGTCCTTTGTGCTGGCTGGCGTGATGTTCGGTGTCTACATGGTGCTGGCTGCGCTGCTCACATGGGTCAATTTCAGCCCACTGCTGAACACGCTCAAGGCTATCCTGATCACCATCATTGCGCTGTCCTCGCTGTCCACCTACCTCTATTCGGAGTATCTGGTGTTCGGTGAGAACATCGGCTTTCTCATTGACGTGCTCACTGTTACCTCGTGGCAGCTCGTGATCCCGCTGGGTGTCATGGGCATCTGGACGCTGATGAGCGAGCTTCGGGTGTACATCATCATCTTTGTGCTGCTGGCCTCCGTGGTCCTGCACCTCGTTTCTGACCGAAAGGAGGATGCACGATGAAAATCACGGTAAAGAAGCTGTCCGAGCTGCACAAGCCCGCCCACAACATCCGCCGGCATTCCGAGAAGCAGTTGACCGAGTACATCCGCAGCATTGAAATGTTCGGGCAGGTCAAGCCGCTGGTCGTGGCCGAGGACGGTGAGATCATCGCCGGTAACGGTCTGTATGAAGCGCTGCTCCGCATGGGCCGGGAAACCTGTGACTGCTATGTCATGGTCGGCCTGACCGATGTTCAAAAGAAAAAGCTCATGATGGCCGACAACAAGGTCTATGAGCTGGGATTCACTGATGTGGATGCCATCGAGGAACTGGTCAAGGAGCTGGACGGTGATGTGGATGTCCCGGGCTGGGATGCCGATCTGCTGGAAATGCTGAACAGCACCGAGGATGAAGCGGACGAAATGATTGGCTCCTACGGAGAATTCCCGGAGAGCGAGATTTCGTCCATCAACCGCCAGCAGAATGAGGAACACGTCCCCTATGCAGCAGCGCCTACCTATCCGGTAGCGCCGCCCGACCCACAGCCCGTGTCCACCGTCTCCGAGCCTCCGCAGCAGCCCTCCCCGGTGTTGGAGGTGTCTACACCTACCGAGCCGGAAACCGCTGTTCCTGAGGCGGCCAGCGGCGCAGAGCAGCACCGGTACATCCGCTGCCCGAAGTGTGGTGAGCTGATATGCCTGTGAAAGTAGTGGAAAGCAACCTGAACGTGTTGCAGGCTGCGAAGATCCGCATCCGAAATGTGTTCGCCAACGGCTGCAAAATCTACCTGAGCTTTTCTTCCGGCAAGGATAGCCTGTGCATGGCCAACCTCGTTTATGAAATGATTCTCTCCGGTGAGCTGGACCCCAAGCAGCTGACGGTGACGTTCATCGACGAGGAGGGGCTTTACCCCTCGATGGTCGATGCAGCATACCGCTGGCGGCGCAACTTCCTGTCGGTCGGCGCAAAATTCTTGTGGTTTTGCCTGCCGTTCAAGCAGGTGTCCGTCATTGACCACCTGTCCAGCTCCGAATCGTGGATAACATGGGAGCCGGGCAAGGAAGATGTCTGGATGCGCAAACCGCCCGATTTTGCCATCATGTACAGTCCCTACCTCCACTATGCAGGGGAAATGAACTACCAGACGTTCTGCTCCAAGGCGTTTTCTGACGGCATCCAGCTTGTCGGTCTGCGCACGGCGGAAAGCCTGACCCGCTTCAAGTGCATTGCCAACACCAAAATGGAGCGCATCACCCGCGGCGGCAAGTTCTATCCCATCTACGACTGGAAGGACTCCGATGTGTGGCTGTACATCAAGGAGCAAAACCTTGAATTTCCTGAGATCTACATGAGGCTCTATGAGGCGGGTGTCCGAAAGAATGCCCTCCGGCTGTGCGCATTCTTCGGTGACTGCGGCACACAGGGCCTCCGTTGGATAGCTGAAACGGACAACGACCTGTGGGAGCGCATCCAGCGGCGAGAACCCAATGCCTACCTCGTTCTGCTCTACTGGGATTCTGAAATGTTCCGGCGCACCACCCGCAAGCGTGGGGAGCTGGAAGAAGAATCCGAGAAAAAGGACTATAAAGCCCTCTGCAAAGACCTTCTGTTCCTGCACCCGGAGCGCTACACCATCGCCAAGGACACCCTGTCACACATCGAGCACTGGCGTGGCCTGTTCATCAAGACCTACGGCATCGCTGAGCAGAAGCACTACAAGACCATGTACGAGGGCCTGTTGTACGGAGACCCCAAAATGCGTATCCTGCGCATTCTCTGGACCACCATCTACAACGACCACAACGCCCGCATCAAGGAGGAGCAGAACCATGGAAAGCATTGATGTATTCGCCCCGCTGGCATCCCTCCAGTGGGTAGACCGCAACACTATTCACGCCAACGACTACAACCCCAACAAGGTCAGCGAGGAAAACCTGAAGCTGCTTATCCAGTCTATCCTGACCAACGGCTGGACACTGCCCATCGTGGTACGCCCTGACGGCACCATCATTGACGGCTTCCATCGCTGGACTGTATCGGGCCGGGAGCCGCTGCTGTCCCTGCTGGGCGGCAAAGTGCCGGTCGTAGTCGTAGACCACCACGGCGACGAGAGCGCCGACGTGTACGGCACCATAACCCACAACCGTGCCCGTGGCACCCACCTGTTGGAGCCGATGAAAGCCATTGTCAAGAAACTCATTGACGAGGGCAAGACCGTGGAGGAAATCGGCAAGCAGCTGGGCATGAAGCCCGAAGAGATCTTCCGCCTGTCCGGCTTTACCAAAGACGAGTTCCTGAACATGATGACCAAGGGCCACGACACATACTCCAAGGCTCAGGTCATCCGCAGCGTATGAAATCGTCCTTGCCAGCGCTCATGCGGGCAGGGGCTTTATCTCGAGGAAAGGAATCATCACTATGGACTACTATGATTTTGTGGCATCCGCCATTGCTGCCGTCGCCAGCCTCTATAATGCAAACGCTGAGCTGGCACATCTCCAGAAGATCGGCGTGAAAGACGTGTGCGTACTCTGGTGCGGCAGTACCCTTCAGAACAACAAGGCTTGGCTGTCCACCACCGTCCCTGACTGTATGTACTACGAGGCAACCTACGACGGCGACAAGAAGGAGCTGCGTCTGGATGCCTATAGGAAGATTCAAAGCGTGAGCATTCCCTGCTGAAAGGAGCACGACACCATGAACACCGTAACCGTATACGCCTGTCCCAGCGTCCCTATGGACAGCATCGAGTGTACCATCGAGTATGACCCTGCTGTGGTCGAAGCCTTTCTGCATCCGCCCAACAGCGGACAGGAGCGGGCCGACGATGGCTCGTTCGGTGACGAAAAGGTACTGTGACGGGGGTGCCCCACACTGAGCGGGCTCGACGACCCCGAAACCAAGCTAGTTAGTGAGGGAAAAATCAGTCATTTCGTTACGGTTTGTATAATGACTTCGCTGTGATTTTCCAAAGAGTTTTACAAAAAAGGAGGTGGTTTCTGAATGCCGACAAAAGAAAGAGTTGCTGACATGACTGTGACCACCACCCAACTGGCCGCCGTGCTGGGCATCACGAACCGCAGGGTGCAGCAGCTCACACAGGATGGGGTGCTCACCACCGTCAGTCGAGGAAAATTTGTCCTTGGTGACGCAGTGCAGGCCTACAATGCCAGCACTGCCCGTGGCGGGCTGACCAAAGAGGAAGCGGCAGAGGCCAAAAAGCTGGACCACATCAAGCAGAAAGCAGAAGCTACGCTCAAAGCCAGCAAAGCGAAAATCGCTCAAGCTGAGGCAAAAGAGCTGTCCGGGCAGATGCACCGCAGTGAGGATGTGGCCGCTATGACCTCTGAGCTTATCTACACCGTCCGGGGTGCGCTGATGGCGCTGCCCAGCCGTGTTGCCATCAATGCGGCTGCTCTGTCTGACCCGGCAGAGGTGGCAGAGTATATGCGTGGCGAGGTGAATCAGATAGCCGAGGAAATCGCCATGTTCCGTTACGACCCGGCAAAGTATGAGGCCCGTGTCCGTGAACGCAAGGCGTGGGCTGAAAAGCTGGCTGGTGACAACGATGAGTGAGAATGCAGCGGTTGACCGTCTGAATGCTCTGGTGTCAAAGCTGGTGGCAGCTATCCGGCCCCCGCCCAATGTGTCCGTGAGCGAGTGGGCCACACAAAACCGCGTCCTGTCCCCGGAAGCGTCTGCCGAGCAGGGCCGCTGGCGTAACAGCCGCACGCCCTATCTGGTGGAGATCATGGACGCATTCTCCGACCCGCGCATCCATCATATCGTTGTCGTTGCGTCCTCACAGGTCGGCAAGTCGGAGTTTGAAAACAATGTCATAGGCCGCACCATTGACGTTGACCCCGGCAGTATTCTTTTCATCCATCCCCAAATGACGGATGCCAAGGAGTACAGCAAGCTCCGTATCGCCCCCATGATACGAGACTGCCCTACACTGCGGGCCAAGGTCGCGGAGAAAAAGAGCCGGGACAGCGGCAACACGATTTTGCAGAAAAGTTATCCCGGCGGCATCCTGACCATGTGCGGATCTACCGAGGCGCACGCTCTGGCATCAAAGCCCATCCGCTATGTGCTGGGTGACGAGCGTGACCGCTGGGCAGTGAGTGCCGGCACAGAGGGCGACCCTTGGGAACTGGCAATGGCCCGGCAGACCACTTTCTACAACGCAAAGGCTGTGGAAGTCAGCACACCCACCATCAAGGGACACAGTGCCATTGCCAAGGCCTACGTCAAAGGCACGATGGAACGCTGGGTGTCGCAGTGTCCACACTGCAAGGGATTCCACGAACTGCG